CCGTAAAACACGCAAGCCATAAGTACATCTTCAAAAAATATTTCAGCCGTTTGCGGCCGAGCAACATATTCTAAGAAAAAGCTGTTTGATGGCGCTTCTTCCATTGAATATTTAGTAAGTCCGTGCAAAGCTCCGTTAGATCCTATACCGTCAACAGTGCCTGATATATCGTAGCTATCACAGCCAAATGCTCCAACATGTTCGTTGCCAGGAAACTTAATACCATTTTTAAGTCTTATTCTGTTTTGCATTTCTATTTTAGGTACCCAGCTAACTTTAAACCTACCGTTTCTATTAGGCATAAACTCTACAGTGCTATCTTTAATGCCATTTTTCCACTGAAATGAACCTCTTGTAACGAGTGAAGATCTAGTTATATCTTCGTTGTAATCTATTTGCTCGTATATCTTACTTAGATTAAATAAAGACTGTTTAGCTTCATCTCTAAATGCATGACTTTCAGTACGCGGAAACTGTCTGTAAAATTCGTTTAATCCGTCTTGATCGTTTTTTAAGCCTTCTACTTCATTTTCCCAATACTCTATTACTCCTTGTTCGATCTCATCGCCAAAGCCGTCGAGTACCGGTTTGTCCGGAGTGTCGAAGACAGGTGCTCCATACATATCAATATATCCTTCGTAGTTCCATTCCATAGGTATGAACAAAGAATATAATCCTGAGCTAGTCTGTCCATTGCGGTTTCTTTTTGTAACGTCTGAGTCATAGTAAAGTTTTTTAAAATTTTCACCACCTTTATCTAGCGAGTTACTTGTTGAACCCATCATACACTTACCTATAATTCTAGAACCTAGTCTAAGCGTGGTTTTTGTTACGCGCCAGTTGTTTAATATATTGTCTGGCCTCTCCCACTTACCACTTTCGTCGTGCGCAAGCAGCTTTAGTTTTTCACCATCATAACTATTATCACCTGTGTTTTTCCAGTCAATAGTTGTATCAAGTCCTTCTATTTCTTTTAGCGACTCGTTTGCGTCAAGTTTTCTTCTTGTAAACTTAGACGCTGGAACTCTGTAGGCCAGTTCTGTTTTTGGCCTGTCCATACCGTCTTGTATTGGCTTGAAGAAAAACGGGTAGTTGATTGATATTGGTACAACTTTGTCTGTAAACATTTTTTTAGCATCAGCCCCTGTTTTTGACAATATTCCAAATCTAGCATCTTTAGATGTTGTTGCTTGATGCACGAGCTCTGAAGACGACATAAAACTGAATCCAGATCGTCTGTTTTTAAGATAGCACATGCCATAACATCTCTTGTCGGCTTTACAAGCTTCCCAGAATATGAAGAATAATCTGTTTGACTCCCTAAAATCTGGGTGCCCAACATCAATCTTGGTCCACTGCAAGTACATATAGTGAGAACCAGTAATGTAAGTAGCCACATTCTTATTATTGAACCAGTGGCCGTTTTCTCGTCTAGTAAATTCTTCATCTATATAATCGTACCATTTTTCTTTAAACTCTGATGGGTAATTTTCCCAATCAAATACTGACTTAATCTTACTTAATTCTTTTGGGTACTCGTATGGCACCCATTTCTGTTGCTTGCTTTTAGCAACGGCTTGTGCAGGTGGTAAAGCTATTTTAAGGTTTTGTATTTCGTATACTTCACCTATCTCACCTGTTTTAGATATAACAACTACGTCGTGATCTTTATTATAACCGTACTCCCACTTTTTATACCTATTCATCCGCTTAAGAGTCTTAGGCTTTATATAATTAGTTAGTACAGTAACTAGAGTTTGGTTGTAACTCATGTTGATCTACCTTCAGCAAAGCCTTTAAAAGTTTTTTCTTTAGTTTCTTTTTTAGGCTTTTCGTTTAACATATCTTCTTCAAGCTGTATTCTAGTTAGTATTTCAAACGCATCGAATATAGCTAGCTTTTTTGTAGCTGCAGCATTTTTAAGTCTGTCAGCTGTTATGTCGTCTCCTGAATCTACAATAGGTTCCTTAGCTACTTTAATAAGTTCTTCCACAGCCTTTTGCCCAGCTTGGATTATATTCAACTTCGTCTCCTTTGTATTCATATTTAATTGTAATATCATTAGTTCGCATGCGGTATAATCTGTCTTCTTCTATAATAAACTCATATTCGCTGCTAGGGCTGAATCCAACCAGATCCCCCTCGTGTATTTTAAACGCTTCTAACGAGCTATTACCGTATTTTAGTATACCAATACGTTTTTGCTCTTTTTCATCGCTTATAATTTGTTTTTCTTTTTTAAGTATAGGCTTTACAAAACAAAAATTACCAGGTGCTTTCCACTGGTTTTTATGCTTATACAAAAATATTTGATCATAATAACAGAAGTACATATCTTCTTTGAAATACGAGCTACTGTTTTTCTCAACACCTCTTACGTCGTAAAACCTTCTAAACACATTGTGATGAACTATAACTTCGTCTCCAACACTTAAGTCTGTATCACCTATAAGTGGCACTGACATTACAACGCCTACGCGGTTAACAAACTTATGATCGTCCATTGTAGTGTTGATAATTAGTTTTTTATCACCTACGCTTACTTCATTTGTATACCTACCGTTTTTTGGTTGTATAATGAAGCTGTATAAACTTTGCATTAGTACTCTAAATTATACTCAATTGATATAGCCATATTAGAATTAAACTTTTTCCACGGTATGACTTCATTGTTTTTTTCGATGTATATATTGTATGATCCGTCTTTTTGATCGTGCAATATATCAGAGATGCAATGACCTCCGTAAACCTGTTGGCCTACAGAGTAATGCATTGCTTCGTTTTTATAATCTGCACCAATACTTATTTTTCTAATCAGCTTGGCCATCTTCTTCTTTAATTTCCTCGTAAGATCCGTCTTCAAGATTTACTGTAATTTTACCGTACTTCTCTTCTAACTCTTCATTGAGTTTTTTTGACTCGCTTACGACTTCTGCAAATGCATGTAATAATTCGTGTTTTTGAGCTTCAATAGCTCCAATGTCAGACAATAATCTTGCTTTGACAGACTGTTGAGTTGATAATTCTTTTAACTCTTTTTTTTCAATTTTAGCACTCATTTTAATTTGATTTGATTATTATTTAATTTATTATATACTAATCACTTATATTAAGCGTTATTTACTAATAGACTTAGCCTTTTCCCAAGACCTTCCTACAAAGTAAGCGCCGTAAACAGTTACAAGCAGGGTTTGAAATATTGGAATATACTCTTCAGCTATTTTAAAATTACCAATATTACCATCGCAAAAAGCGCACAGGGTGAATACAACTGTTAAGTATATTAACACCATTGGTCGTATGTTTTTTGACAAAACCGAATCAGACTTCATATCTGACTCCCACCTTGCAGTCACTTGCTCTTGTGCTTCTTTATCTGCTTTTTCTAGTATTTCTGTTATTAATCTTTGGGCTTCTAGCTTTTCTTCTTTACTAGTAGTTAGATCGTCTATTACTTTTCCAACTTCTTTAATAACGCCGCCAGTTAGCCACTGCCATATTTTATTCATCTACCATTTAACTTTATTAGCCCAGTAAGCTGCACTTAGTTTACCTTTAGCTATGTTTTTTCTATGTCTAGCTTTAAAGCTTTTACGTCTAGCTTTTTGTTTTGCTGATTCACCTTTTTTAGGTTTACCTGCTGTTGTAACTCCTTGCTGGCCAAAGCGTATAATTTTTTGAACGCCTCCGGAGCAAGCTTTAACAACGTGAGACTTAGTTTTATGACTAGGTGTTCTTCTAGGCTTGTTGCAAGCCATTTTGCTTTTATTTAATTTAGCCATTATATTTTATTTTCTTGATAGTCTACACCATAAAAGCTGTGTACTCCGCCATCAGTTATGTTATTAACAGCAGCAGACTTCCAGCCGTAAGGGTGATCTGCTTTTATAACATTACCCTCTTCGTCTTCTGTGTCGCTAAAAGTCCACATAACGTCTAAGTGGTATTTGTCGCTTAATACTGGTGCTTTAATTACCTCTCCTTCTTCGTCGTATTCACCTTTTTCTAAAACAATATGTCCTAACTTTACAACAGTGTGTTTGTGTGTTGGGTACTCGCTTCCATCTTCGTCTGTATCTACTCCAAGAGATTTTATTTTTTTTTCACAAGCTGATTTATCAGCAAATTGGTATTTTCCTATCTTCATAATTAACTTGTTAGCGCCGCTAGCTGTGCGTCTGTTAGTACTTCTTTAAATACTGCAACAGATTTGACTTTTCCGTAAAATACCTCGTTCCCACCGCCTCTATTAAAATCTAATTGTGTAAAGGAATTACTGTTAAACGTTCCTTCGCTTTGTACTGCGCTTTTTACCCCATTTATAAAAAAATAATATTGCCCACTACTATTGTAAACAATAGCAATTTTATTGTATTCGCTTAACGTTATAGTTGCACTATTAAAAGTAAAATCACTAGTTGCGCCTAAAACTGCCATTTGTATTTTACTTATATCCGGTCTAAATCTTGCGGTTATTCTTGTAGATGACGTTCCGTCATTTATAGAAATTGAACCCACACTACTATTGTCTGTTTTGGCTTCAATATATAAAACCCCCTCTGTTGAATTTATTAAATCACTTGAACCTGAATTTATGGCTGCGTCTGCGCTTCGTGATACTGTGCTTCCGCTTGTTGGTATGTATGAAGTTGGAAATGATTGCTCCTCGGCTTGAAGTCCCCATAAAAATGTTGATTTTGTTCCGTTTCTTAAATTATTGCCAACCCTGTCAAAATTTTCTGATATAGCAAATTGAACCTGACCAACTAAATCGGTTGTTGTTGTTATTGTTGCAGAACATCTATACCACCCGTCTCCATAGTCAGTCATAACGCCCGTTCCGTCGTTGACTAAACCAGTGTCTAAATCAAAACTTGTTGCTTGAGTTGTGTCTAAATTTGAAACAGCAATTCTAAAATATCTAACGGTGTCTTTTTTTACAAACATTGAAACTGTTGATGCCTCTCCACTTGTAAAGGTTGTACTATTATAATTTAAAGTAATAGACCCTGTTCCACTATCATTACTGTCTGTTAATTTATTCGCGGTTGTTGTACCGTCTGGTGCTGTACTTTGGTTTGTGCTTAATACAGAATTTGATAAAGCTGGATCCGCACTTTGTACAAAAATATCTCCTTGCGTAAAATCGTTTGAATATGTAGCGGTGTTGGTTGATTGCGTTTCTAATAAAATATTCCCCGTTCCACCTAAATAATCAATACGCGGTAAACCAGCCGCAACGCTTTCAATATTACCGCTTGAATTTTCTCTTGTTGCGGTTGTGCTTCTTGTAAAGTCAAAGTCTGCGTCTATTACTTCTTTTACTGATACGTTGTCTATTGAACCAACAAAATCTGCACTAGGAGTAAAGGTCAAAGCATTGTTGGTCATTCCGCTTAAAATATCAACATAAGTACCATTAGCAGTTCTACTTTCACCTTGTGCGTTATTACCAAATTTTGATTTAACGTTGCCTGCGGCGTAATTAGATAAAGTAAATTCTACTCTATATGTTTTTGATTGGTCACTTATTACATTTGATTGTGAAAAGTTTGCGCTACCTGATTCACTACCATCAAAACTTGCAGTACCACCACTAATTGTCCACCCAGTTCCTTTTGTCCAATCACTATCTGTGTCAAACGTTCCATTGGTAACAAGTTCACTACCCAAAGTTTGAAGCGGTTTTATACTATGCAACGTACCGTCTGAATAAGCGGTGGGTGTTAAAACTATACTTGCTTTTTCTAATAAATTACTCATTATGAAACTTTTTGTAAACCGTTTAGTATAGTAATAGTACCAGCTACATTTTCATAGTTTGTAGCTCTTGCCTGAAGAGAACTCAATAAAATATTTATTTGGTTATTTGCGCTGTTATTGACTGAAGTATTAACTAACTTTAGTCTAAGCTTTAATAATGGCATATTTTCTATTTAATTTTTTAATAATCTATTTCTATACTAAGATCTATTTTGTTTTTTGTAACAAGATCTGTCCATTTGTCTTGGCTTAAATCTATATCTTCATTGTAAGCTATTTTTAACCATTTTTCTGAAGTAAAAGCCTCTTTGTTTTGTAGCAAAGCCTCTAACCAGTCTTCTGCATTAGTAAAGTAATCTGTTTTTGTAAGAGGATTTTCCATACAGTTTTCAGGGCCTACAGATCCGTAGTATCTAGCTATTTTAGCTTTTTGCCAAAATAATAAAAAACTAGCTCTTGTTTTATAAGATATGTACCAAGTTTCTACTTCTGGGTATTCTAATTTTGTCATACTATTATTTATTAAGCCGTACCACCGTCTGTTATACTCCAATTAAAATTACTTATTAAAGAAGCTCTAGCTGTTGCAGCAGCTCCGCCATCTGTATATTTAGCACTGCCAAAATGCCATGAAGGCGTTAGCGTGTAGCCGCTACCTCCAGAGTGTGCTGATTGCAATGTTGCCTCCCAGCCTATTAAAAGAGCATCGTAGTTTGCTGTTGAAAGAGCAGTGCTTCCGTTCAAAAAACTATTAGCAGTAGATACTTTGACTATATTCCAGTTGCTAATATCTTGATTAAAAGCTGTGGCTCTAAGCATTTGATCCATGTCAGTAACATTTGCAACATTCCAGCTTCCAATTGGTTGATTAAAAGCACTAACGTTTCTAAACATTGAATCCATATTAGTAACATTTCCAGTATTCCAACTACCAATATTTTGATTAAAAGCTGTGTCTCTAAGCATCCCGCTCATAGAAGTCACACTACTCACATCCCAACTACCAATATCTTGATTAAAAGAATCTGCTCCATAAAACATAGCACTCATATTAGTCACGCTACTCACATCCCAACTATTAAGCGGTTGATTAAAAGCACTAGCGTCTCTAAACATGTTATTAGTTGCAGTAACATTACTCATATCCCAACTATTTAATGGTTGGTTAAAAGCGGTATTATCAAAAAACGCGTTAGTCATAACAGTCGCGCTACTTACATCCCAAGAAGATATGTCTTGGTTAAAAGGACTGCTTCTAAACACAGCAGTGAAATTAGTTACACTGCTTGCATCCCAAGAAGATATGTCTTGATTAAAACTTGTATTATTAAAAAGGTTATCAAATCTAGTAGCACTACTTACATCCCAGCTGTTTAACGGCTGATTAAATGAAGTGCAATTTTGAAATATATTTCTAAAGTTACTCACACTACTTACGTCCCAGTTATCTATGTTTGTATTAAAATTAGTTACGTTAAGAAACGTAGATTGAAGACTAGTGGCTGTAACGTTAGGAGCGTCTGTTGCGCTTACTGTAAGATTTGTGCAACCACTAAACGTGACACTAGCATTAAGTGTAAAAACTCCCCAATTTTTTATATCTAAAATTTTAAGCTGATCTCCGCCGTTGTTAAATCTAAAGCTTTTTAACTCGTTTGTAATCTTTATAGTATAAGTTCCAGCGCTTGCATAGGTGTGAGTTACTTCTGATTGGTCAAAAGCGGTAATAGTATCTGAATTACCATCGCCCCAGTCTACTTCCGCTGTAGTG